TTAATTGCTGTTAACCGAGGTGACCAGATTTGCCAGGTATTTATCGGTAATACGCTGGCGCAGGGTCAGGTTTTCGAGAGGAGGCACCGGTGTATAGTCGTAGTCGATATACAGTTTTCCGGCCTTGAGGGTTTCCGCATCGTTGGATTCTTCGCTGAACCAGCAGGTCGCATCCACGATATAGCCGTTTGTTTTCAGCTCACGGAATTTGGCATTGATGCCGTCAACGATGTCGCGAATCAGCGTTGCAGTGATGGGCTTGTCCACCGCCCACATGTGCGCCTCAGCCATCGTGTCGGCCAGCACCTGCGCGGTGCGGGTGTAGTTTTCAAAGAGGAACAGCGGGTCATCAGAGCAGGTACGGTTACCCCAGAAGCGGAAACCGTCACGGCGAATCAGCGTTGTGACACCTGACTCGTTCAACAGGTCAGCATCGGTGCCGGACTCCTGCAAATCCCAGAATACAGAGGCACTGATGCCGGTAACACCGTTTACCCCGACGTTGGACAGCGTTTTATGCCAGCCCTGCTCCTGGTCGATTTTGGCACGCAGACCCAGCGCACGGGCGGTGGCATACGCGGTGGCGGTGGTACTGGCGACCGTATCCCATGCGAGGAAATCCGGCCAGATGACCATCAGCTCTCGCTGGCTGAAATTCTGGCGGTAGGCTTTCACCTCGGAAATGGTTTTACAGCCCCATGCGCTGATATACCCGAAAGCGCGCAGCTTCTGACAGACTGATGCCAGTGCAACCGCCACCTCTTTGGTGTCCAGTCCCGGCACACCGAGAATACGCGGTTTAACACCGGTAACCGACTCCGCCGCCAGCAGGGCTTTTAGTCCGGTGTACTGACCGTTTTCGTCGGTGGTGCCGATGATATTGGAAACGGTCTGCGCGAGTTTCGTTTCCTCGTCATCACCGGTGCCGTCTTCCACGCGCACGACAACGGTGACCGGTTTTGACTGGTCAGCGATGGCCTGCAACGATGCCGCCAGCGTGCCTTTTTTACCGGCCTTTGCAATTGCGCTCTGCACATTGGTAATCAGCACAGGTTTATTGAGGGGGAAGGTTTCCGCATCCGCATCGCTGGCCGTGCAGACCATGCCGACAATGGCAGTGGATACGGTGGAAATGACGCGGGGGCCGTCGTTAATCTCCAGCACCTGCACGCCGTGATGATAGTCACTCATCCGTTTAACTCCGTGGTTAATGGGTGAGTGGTATTTTCAGTTGTGCCGGAGATGTCAGGCTATTTGTCCCGGTTGGCTAAGGGATGACACAATTTATTCTTTGTCGCTGATGAGGGGAATTTCTTATAGAGCGTGGACAGGCCAATATCAAAAATCAGCGCCACGCGTTGACGAGATTCCCCCGCATCCAGCAACCGTCCGACCTGCTCCCACTCACTCGCGGTGAGTTTCGGACGTCTGCCACCAATACGACCTTTGGCTCTGGCTGAATGAGTCGGCCACGCTGTTCCGCCGCAAGTATTACGAAAACGGCGCACATGCCGGATACATCATGTACGTCACCGATGCCGTGCAGGATCGCAACGATATCGAAATGCTCCGCGAAAACATGGTGAAGTCGAAAGGCCGCAACAACTTTAAAAACCTGTTTCTCTATGCCCCACAAGGGAAAGCCGACGGCATTAAAATTATCCCGCTCAGTGAAGTGGCAACGAAGGATGATTTTTTTAATATCAAAAAAGCCAGCGCCGCAGACCTGCTGGACGCGCACCGCATCCCCTTTCAGTTGATGGGCGGCAAGCCGGAGAACGTCGGGTCGCTGGGTGATATTGAGAAAGTGGCAAAGGTCTTTGTCCGCAATGAGCTTATCCCGTTACAGGACAGGATCCGCGAGATAAACGGCTGGCTCGGTCAGGAGGTCATCCGCTTTAAAAACTACTCACTGGACACTGACAACGGCTGAACATCGCCGCCTGCGGGCGGCTTTTTTACACCCCGCCATCACGCCCTCACACGCTCACCACCGCACAAAACAGCCCGCATACACACCAACGCCCCGGCGAACAATCTAAACGCCATCACAACGCGCTCAGACGCTGAAAAAATAAAATCAGCACCACCGCCAGCGCGCAGTGCTTTCCCCGCCTCGCCCGCCCGCTTCATAGGGCGCTAATAATGCAGTTGCATTAGGCCACCCCAACCCCACAAGACCTACAACTGACAAGGCAACGCTCAGAAAAACTCGAATGCAAATTCATGCATCAAACACAGTAGAAGTAAAAGACCACCTCCTGAGGAGGTGGCTTTTCAGAATGCCCCCTATAAGGGGGGCGAATGTCATATTCCGTTTTCTACTCTAGCAACTCCATCTGCTGTTCATGTGTTTGCTCCATCTTTTCCTGATACCTCGCATATCGTCTGATAATTTCTTCGTTCACGCCTACCGTATCAACAAAGTAACCCCACGACCAAAAATGGTTTCCCCATAACTTCTTCCTGATATGCGGGAATCGATTGTAGAGTCTGATTGCACTGCGACCTTTCAGGTGCCCCATCAGAGTAGATATTGAGATTTTTGGCGGCACTATTACGACAAGATGCACATGATCTGCCTGTACATTTAACTCCAGAACCTCACAATCTTTTATTCCGCAAAGAATATAGATGGTTCTGTACAGCTCCTTGCCCAATTTATCCCTCAGGATCCTAAAACGGTACTTTGCCGTCCAGACTATGTGATATTTGCAACGCCAATATACATATGATGAACTTCTGTAAAACCCCATGTCAGTTTGTCTCCTTTTACTTGTGGTGAGTAAGCAGAGATATTCCGACATGGGCATTCTTCAGGCTATAGCCTTACAGGATCAATCACCACCTCCCCAGGAGGTGGTTTAGGGATCACAATAAAATGACTAGTAGCCACTGGAAATCGCAAAAAATATCTGCAATTATTATAATCCGAGTTGAATCAACTGTGGGTTGCGCTGTACGAATCGTGCACCGCCTGATGGATAGTTGAATTAAGTTTGACTTTGCTGTATGAATTAGCTGTTCAAATATATCGAAAGCTTCTGTTACTTTAGTTTTTAAGAAAATTGACTAACTGATTTTAGTAATGTAGACGAAAGGAGACATAATGACTACACGTAATAATTACCCGATTGAATATTTTAGAATGACAGGAGTTCATGGTTATAAAGATATAACTATGAAAATGAAAGGCAAGACAACAGTTTTCGTATCCGAGAACGGCGCAGGAAAAACAACCATACTTAATGCTATAAGACTTCTTCTCGAGCAAGATTTTACAAACCTTATGAGAATTGATTTTAAATCAATATTCATAAAGATTCTTGGTCATGAGGAGGTTGAAATTAAAAATGAAAGAGCATCTTTAATACCTTTTGGTGAAATAAAAGCATTCCTCAATGAAAGATTTTCTCTTAATGAGTCATTTTGGGATGATCGTGATATTACCAAGTTTGCGAAGACTTTAATTGACTCGAAGCAAAATGAATTCAATGATGATGCTTTAGTCAATGACCTATATAATACCGTAAAATACCCAAAGGATTATATAAATCATTTTCTAAGAGAACTAAAAGACAACATAGTTAATAAAATGAAGAATAAGGAACAGCATAATTTAAAAATGCATTACTCTAAAAATAATAATTTTAGAGTGGTTGCTGAAGCGCTTAGGGATTTAGACGTTATATTTCTACCAACATATCGAAGGGTAGAAAAAAGTTTTGAGACGACACCTAGGGAAGAAAGAGAAAATCTTCACCCTCGCATGTTTGGTAGAAAAAGAGGGATGAAACTACAACGTGATGGCATTTCATATGGGTTAAAGGATGTCGAAGATGCTTTAAAAGGTCTAACTTTAGAAATTGAAAGGACATCAAACCTTGGCTATAGATCTTTAAGTGCCAAAATGCTTGAGGATTTAATTAAATATGGTAACAATGAGCGGATAGCTAAAGAACAAAATGCACTACCTTCTATAGAGGATTTGGAAAGATTCCTTAATCGAGTTGAGGATACTGGTACAAATTTGCGAGAAAAAAGAGCATCTGAATCAAAAAAGAAATCTTTAATTGATTCGCTTAAATTGCTATATAACAAAGATGAAATAAAAAACATCACTTACTTGAAATATTTTTTAACTCAATTAAACTCGGTTATACAAGAAACAAAAGAGCAAGAGTCAAAAATTGAGAAATTCGTTGCTGTTTGTGATAAATATCTTTCATCAGCAGGTGATTCTAAATCTCTAAAATTTGATCCTCAAAGATTAGAAGTTATCGTAAAAGATACATATACAGGAGATCGCATCTCTCTTAATGACTTATCTTCAGGTGAGAAACAAGTAATTTCGCTAATGGCTACGATTTATCTTAATGATAATACCCCTAAAATAATATTAATAGATGAACCGGAACTTTCGTTATCGATAGAGTGGCAACGGATGATATTACCAGATTTGAATGCGGGTGAAAATGTTAGGCAAATAATTGCCATAACGCATTCACCATTCATATTTGACAATGAGCTAGACCCTTATGCAACTGCTATGAAAGTACGAAAGGGTAGTGTCTGATGAGTAACAATCTCCTACATACTATGAAAAAAGAAGCTTTTTCGAGAAATCCGTTAAAGCAAGAGATATTACTTAAAACATCATCCTTCGATAAAATTTTTGTTTTTGAAGGTGTTGATGATTACCCTGTATACGATGAATGGATGAAACACAATCCAGAGTATGCTAATGCAGGCCACCTTGTGGCGAAAGGAAAAAAACAGATAATTGAGTTATACGAGCATGCAATTCAACATAATGATCAAGAAATATTAAGCAATTGCTACTTTTTTGTAGATCATGACTTTGACCTATTTGAGCATAATTCTGATAACATTGTTACTCTTTCATGTTATTCAATTGAAAACTATATTATTAACTCTTCCTCTACAAAAAGCTATTTAAAGGACGAGTTCAAAATGGATATAACACAGTCTGATTTATTGGCGCGTATCAAAAAAGATTTTGAGTCCGACTTCCAACTATTTCAAAAGTTAGCAAAAGAATTATGCCGACCTCTATTTGTAAATCATAATGCAAACGGGAAAACAAAATTCTACAATAAAATATCTTCAGTTATCAATATTGAGTATAAAAATATCTCAATCAAGGATAATGCTACGTTAATAGATTATGAAGTAAATGAAGACTCAGAGGATGTAAAAGCATTGATTTCATTCTTCAATGAATTACCGTACGAAAGAGCCATTAAGGGTAAATATGTCTTTGAGTTCATTAAGCTCTGGTTGTCATCCTTAAAATCACATTTATCCGTCAATAATAATTTGAAAATTACTAAGGATCCTTTAATGTTAGAAAGACGAAGATTAGCTTGTGCAACTCCCATACCTAAAGAAATATTAAGATTTGCTTAACCCTTTACCTCCCCCTGCTACGGTTGGGGGGGGGAAGTGCACTAACGCAGAAAGCCTATAACTTAACATATTATCTCAATGCAAATAGATCATCATTCTCACAAACCTACTCGTCAGGTTTCAGCGTCCAGTCTCATATATTCACAAACTAAAACAAAGCGAGTTTAGTTACCCACTCTATTTATTCTTTGTTTTAGCCACTGAGCTGACTTGTTCGGCACTTTGCGGTGATAATCGTCTTCGTTGTTGATTTTGTATGCTTCCCCTCCTTTTAACACTACCATTAGAATCCTCACAACCTCCGGGTCACTCCATTCGATAACACCGTCATCTACCAGATTAAGCACTGCTGCGGCATGTTCAGAAGGCGTGGGAGCCGGTAACGAAGTATCACTGCTGGCAGGCTTTCCACAGTTATTGACAGGACTCCGAGGCGCGGCGATGCCGCTTTTTAAAGTCAAAGGCTCAACGACCGGAACTTTCGGCACAATGCGCCAGTCCGTCGTTCTGGTGATATGAATATGACGCGCGCCGAGATGCGGCGCGTAAATGCCGACCACTCTCTCGACTTCTTCCTCGTACTCGTTAACTTCATCCGACGGACTACGGGCGACCCTGACAGTCTGACAATCGCGCGGGACATTTGCCCCACCCTGCGCGCTGATATATAACGCAAAATCACCACTGTCTGCGGCGGCGCGTGCAGCCTCGACGCGCTCGTCAAACTCATCAGCAATGCTGACGCCGCGAGGCAATTTGCGTAGTTCACGGTAAGCCCCCATTGTCGGCAGACCAACCGTTTTAAATTGTGGGATGCGCCACGTTGACGCCCATGCGGTAACAGCCGCAGCAGTGTCTTTCAGCGGTCTGCCGGTATCGTTATCGAGCTGACCATCCAGTGCATAGCCATCGATGTTTTTTGAGATGTATTTCGCGATATACCCCGCAGCACCGCCCCGGTTAAGGTGTTTTGCCTGAAAACGGTTTCGCGCGGCTCCTCTTTCGTCGCCATCCTCTTTGAGCGCATAGCGACGCATGATTTCAATAATCTGGTTACGCTGGCGTGGATTACAAAAAAGCATCATATGCCAGTGCGGCGTTCCGTCGTGGTGTGGCTCAACGACACGCAAACCGTAGGCCTGTAAATCATTATCCTTGAATGCCGTGCGCATCAGGCTCCAGATACGGCAGAGATAACGCTGCGCATCCTTTGGATTAAATGCCTCATGGTTCCAGCCGTGATTAAGCTGGACGGTTTTACTTTCGCCTTTTCCGACCTGACGTGTCGGGTGATACTTTGACGGCGCGGTCAGCGTGATAAACATCCCCACATCACCCTCTGCGGCGGCGTAACGCTCAATTCCGGCGATGGTGTTCATCAGCTCCATCCGGCGAATTTCTGGATTAGAAATACTGCCCATCACCTTACTGATAAGGTCGATGCGTTCGCCGGTTTCCCTGTTTTCAAGGTCACACGATTTAAGAAATTCCAGATTTGCCTGGCGGCGCGCACGCACATCACGAATAGCATGTTTACTGGCATAAGGTGAACGGTCTTTATTTACCTCCCCGACAGCAATCAGTAACGCCTCATGCCAACGCATACGCTGGCCTTTAAGCTGATGAGTCCACCACTCATCGTTAAACAGACGGGCAATGGCAGAATATGCCTGCCTCGTGGTCATCTGCCCTTTACGGTATTTTTTCCAGTAGAGAGGGGAAATATTGAAAGCACGTGCAGCGCCAGCAACATGACCATACAGGTGAGCCTGCGCCTCATCCGTAAACAGCGATTCTTTTTCGCCATGCGCATCCACCCAGGCATCGCAGAGTTCCTCATACATCATGAAAAGCTGCGATGAGATACGGGCGGCAAACTTTTTCAGCTCCTTGTCATTCATTCCCGGCAGGCGTGCATAGTGGTCACGCTCTGCCAAAAACAGCAACGACGCGTCGGTGTTCATTTCATGGCGCTGATTCACACGCTCAATACGCGGCCATAAACGACGCTGAAAAGTGGATGTGAGGAAATAAAACCCGTGCACCGGGCTTTTATTGCGCCGGATGTAGTCATAGCGTGAAGTAAACAGCGAGCGCAAAAAATAAGGCAGGCGATTTATCGTGGATAAAACACCTTGCACCTGACGCATCTCGTCACGTGTAAGGGGTCTTTCGCGCCCGACAGCCTCGCGTGGCGCGTTCCATGCATAAGCACCGGTAAACGTCTTACCGGTGTCTGCGGCAAATGCTGACGGAGGGACAAAACGCCCGGAGGCTTTAACGTCCATATGAGCCAAAAGCCTCTGAACAACGCCTGCTGAGTTGCTCAACCTGCACGTTTAAATCGGCAAAAGATTTTGCGCTTCCGGTCAGAATATCGTGATGCATCAGGCCGGAAACGAGCTGGCTTAATTTCGGGTAATAACCAACCACCGCCAGCCATTCCTGACCGGCGTTTTTACCGCTTTCCGCTCTCTTTTTCTCGTGGAGAATAAACTGAAAGCTGTCACTGGTAACGACATAACGTTCGCCAATTTCAATACGAATACTCATGCCGTTCTCCGGTAATGTTTGTTTTTTGCTTCAAAGACTGCCTGACAGGAAACACAACGCGTGGCTGACGGATAAGCCGCACGACGGGCAGCAGGTATTGGCGCGTCACACTCTTCGCAAACCAGCGCAGAAGCACCGCAATGTTTTACCCTTGCCGCGTTAATCTGGCGCTCCAGTAATTCAGCCTGTTGTTCCTGAATAAAATCTACGTTGTCCGGCATTACCAGTTCCTTTTGTCGTTCAGTTTTTTAAATTCATCAGCGCAATAGCTGGCGATTTCTGTCGTTAATGTCGTCAGTTCATCCACGGAGGAAATTTGCTTGTGAAATACAGCGCGTTTAACAAGTAAATTGACCACATCAGACAGGAGGTTTAATTCACTCTGATAAATCGCGATAACAGATTCAGTTATTTCGCGTTTTTCTTTATCAAGACCAAGTTGAATAAGAGACAAATCGCCATTTTTCATAACGGCGATTTTTAAGGCATTGTTCAGTAAAACAACTGAACGAGAACAGGACATCAAAGCACCTCCCCGCGAGACAATCCGATGTTGTGAAATTTTTCCGACTCCTGACTGAGCAGCTCGACTATCTCCACGCGGGATAACTCCGCCTTTGTGATGTGGCGAATCATGGCGTCAAGATGAGAAGAAAAGCGCGTCGCTGCGTCGGCCTGTGCTTCGGTTCTGGCCTGTTGCAGCAGTAATGCGTATTTACCGCACTGATTTTCAGAAACTGTATGCATGACTTTCTCCAGGCAAAAAGAAGCCCCGCACAATTAAGTGCGTTAAAAACTCTGGTTAATTACTTAATGCAGATATTGCTCTGGTTTTACCGATGTCAGAATTGTCGGTGCATACTCAAACAGGCTGAATAATTCACGTAATGCACGGAATAAAGCATCACGCCAGTAACATGACTCTTCATTAATTCGCCAGTATGGCTGGTTGAATTCTTTTTCAGTCAATCCGGCATGCATAAATAAAGTACGACGCTGACTGACTGTTAAAAAACTAATATATGCATACTCACTTGCACCGACCTGACGACGTTTTGAGAATGCCCCACGCAATTCATCAATTGCACATACCAGTCGTTCACGTTCGACGTCGTTCATTTCTTCAAAACGCATCGTTGCGTGACGCTGTTTTAACTGCGCATGAAAGCAAACTGTTAGCCGTTCGCGCTCCATCATCTGATTATAATAATCACATGTATCCTGCCAGCGAGGAACGGCAAGATGCTTACCAATTATCCGGCGCATAGCTGCTGGCTGTTTTTCAACGAGATTGAGCGTCATCACTGTCATTTCCATACCCTCCGGCTTTTCAGAAAGGTCAGAGCCTTTTTTAACGGACTCTGTTTTTTGGTGCGGATAATGATTCCCTTACGCCCCTTACCATGGGTGATGGTGAAGTCAATCGCCCTGGGGCTTTCGTTACGCAGTAACTGAGCAATACAACGAGGCTCATTCATACGGTTCTCCTTAACGTGGTTCACCGAGACCTAACCACATCAACCAGCCGTCACGAATCTCTTTAGGGCGGCTTTCATAAGCCAGTTTTAGTCCGTTATTCCATGCCGGAAGGTATACCCAATATTCACCTGCACGACCTGAAGCTGATTGTGGATCGGTCATATCAATTACAGGCAGCTTTCCTTTATCGATCATCCGACGAACCGCTCCTGTCGATTTTCCTATTAGTTTTGCGAACTCCTGATAAGGAATCGCATCAGTCATGAGTGTTACTTGCTTGCTCATGTCGTCCTCTAGCCCTCATGAATTGCGTTTAATGTCTTATAATGCCTTTTAGTGCCCACATCCAAGCACTAAACAATCTACATCTAAACTAAATACTATTGAGATCTAAACACCATGTCAAACACGATAAGCGAGAAGATAGTCTTAATGCGAAAATCAGAGTATTTGAGCAGACAACAACTTGCTGATTTAACAGGGGTTCCGTATGGCACGCTGAGTTACTATGAAAGTGGTCGTTCAACACCTCCAACAGATGTCATGATGAACATCCTGCAGACCCCACAATTCACCAAATACACTTTATGGTTCATGACCAATCAGATCGCTCCTGAGTCCGGGCAAATTGCGCCCGCTCTCGCACACTTTGGGCAAAACGAAACAACGTCACCCCACTCCGGTCAAAAGACTGGTTAACAATTCATCGTGAATATATTCATCACAAGTGCCTACTATTGGTGGCTAAATTTCAGCCACCACGAAAAAAGCGATTAGTAGTCGCAAAAAAACACACCACTCGGAGGGTTTTCTGATGGCAATCAAAAAACTCGATGATGGTCGATATGAAGTGGACATCCGCCCTACTGGACGTAATGGAAAACGCATCCGTAGGAAGTTTGATAAGAAAAGCGAAGCTGTCGCTTTCGAGAAATACACGTTGTACAACCACCACAATAAAGAATGGCTATCAAAACCAACAGACAAGCGACGTCTGTCGGAGCTGACACAGATCTGGTGGGATTTAAAGGGTAAACACGAAGAGCATGGGAAATCTAATCTTGGAAAAATTGAAATCTTCACAAAAATAACGAATGACCCATGCGCATTTCAAATTACGAAATCGCTTATCAGCCAGTACTGCGCCACCCGAAGAAGTCAGGGTATTAAACCTTCGAGTATCAATCGTGATTTAACATGTATTAGCGGCATGTTTACAGCCCTGATTGAAGCGGAGTTATTCTTTGGTGAGCACCCTATCAGAGGGACAAAAAGGCTTAAGGAGGAAAAACCAGACACAGGCTATCTCACGCAGGAAGAAATTGCCTTACTGCTTGCTGCTCTTGACGGCGACAACAAAAAGATTGCGATTCTTTGCCTGAGTACTGGAGCACGTTGGGGAGAAGCAGCTCGTTTGAAAGCAGAAAATATCATCCATAACCGCGTCACGTTTGTTAAAACGAAAACAAACAAACCACGCACCGTCCCGATCTCAGAGGCTGTTGCCAAAATGATCGCGGATAACAAACGAGGTTTTTTATTCCCTGATGCTGATTACCCTCGCTTCAGACGAACAATGAAAGCAATAAAACCGGATTTGCCAATGGGGCAAGCCACACATGCACTAAGGCACAGCTTTGCCACTCATTTCATGATTAATGGAGGAAGTATTATCACGCTACAACGGATACTAGGTCACACGCGGATTGAGCAAACTATGGTTTACGCTCATTTTGCGCCAGAGTACCTTCAGGACGCCATTTCTCTTAATCCGCTAAGAGGTGGTACTGAGGCCGAGAGTGTCCACACAGTGTCCACAGTAGAGTAACGTTTAAGGGCTTTCAGTGGTAATTTATGCCGCTCAAACCCGCATTGTACCGTTGAAAGCCCCTACTGGTGACACCCTAAATCTCCCTTACACGGGCTTATTTTTTTATGCATAAGCCCTATCTCTGGTAACCGTCTTCCATTGACCACATCGATAGAATCCTCCTTCATAGCACGATGCCTTTCACTTATCGGCATCGTGCTCCCACAGGTTCCGGCTACGCACAGCCAGAACGCGCATATTTGACGCTTACCAAAAAATATTCTCACTCTCCACATTTGAATGTCAGACGAGCGACACCATGTAATCCTACACCTTCTGTCTTCAGCTCAACTATTTGCATTTTTTTGCCCTGAGTAACACAGAAATGAGTTGCATCATTTTTTACTATATTTTCTGCACCAGATATTCTACCCCTGGCTAAAGAAGCTTCGGCTTCGGTGTAGTATTGGTTATCGAGTTTACGCTGAATATTACTTTTATATGCAAGACCAAATTTACCGATACTTGTCTCATCATTATGCACAGCACAACCAGACATAATAAAAATACTAATTAATGATATAGCAGCTATCTTTTTCAT